GGCTGCTCCATTGGAAATACTATTGTACCCAACAGCGAGTCGATCCTTGGCGACAAAGGATGCAAGAGGTTCATTCATATCGACTTCAAAGTCAAACACAGATGGAATCCTGCTCACAAGAACCTTCAACGGGTTAGTTGTTTTACCCGACAAAGACATCTTTATTCGGGTAGAGCCACGCTCACAACAATATCCTACTTGAAAGTAAGATATTGGGTTGGTAACCTCCAACGAACATTTGGCATAGTTAATTGGAGAAGGGCCATAAAACGTTGTATGTTCACAAGGGCCAAAACCGAATGGCATTCTAGGCACATCAATTTTTAATGTACATATGTCATCTGTTGTTGAAGCTTGAGGGCAAAACTAAAATTTCATGGCATGATAGCGTTTCATAACATTGCGTAGAGAGACAATATTTTGTCCAAAATACACAAGATTATGGTCTGGCTGGATTGGGAGTGGGGTTAGCTGTGCGACATCTTCGCCACAACATTCCTCAGCCCCATCTAACCCACTATCATATTCAATGTCACCAGTTGGGACAAGTTGCTCATTATTAATGAGTCTTGTTCCATCGAAGAAGACATTGTTGATAACAGGGTTTCCTGCTTGCTGCAACTCAAATCCCTCAGCAGCACTGATAAAACAGTTAATGCTTACGGGAACAGTCGCATCTGGGGAAACCAGAGAATTGAGTACTAACAACTGGAAGATACCGTTGTGAAATCTGATCTCTGGAATGCCCGGAACAAAACAGTTTGGCCCTGGTATTTCGATGTCTTCAAAAGACTCGACCTGACGATAGTGGACACTTTGGTGCCAATCAATCACTATCTCAAAATCACTGGACTCACTAAGATCCCAAACCCAATTATAATTAACATTGGAGGTATCTAGAGTTCCGTTATTAGCAGCATTCGTGTCGTTCGGATCATATCTTATTTGGATTCGACCACGATGAAAGACAGAACTAACTGCTTGGAACCTGTACTTAATGGGTCCGCGCCAGTACTGAA